ATGAGTTACCAACGTAGTTAATTAATCCTAGTTAGTCAATCATATTTATCTTTTACACAATAAGTATTGCTTTTAACATCAATGTAACTTAATTTGTTAAATCAATAACATTGATCCTAATATTGATCTATTGACGTAAGGTAATATTGATTTGAAACTTGAAGAATGGCGCAAGAATAGAGGTTTAACGTATCGGCAGCTAGCAGAGTTGCTTGATGCGCCTGGTGCTGGTGTTGTGCATCGCTGGTGCTTGGATCGTAATCATCCAGGGGCCGCTCGAGCAGTGCATCCAAACAAGGAATACATGCGCCGGATCAAGGTCGCAACAGATGGCGCAGTGCAGCCAAATGATTTTTACCAGGATGACGTATGACAGAGGCGCAGCTGCAAAACCTGGTTGCGGATTATCTGCGTGTTGCCTTACCGGACGGATCTATCTTCCATCACTCACCAAATGAGGGCAAAAGCCATGTCGCGCATCGTGTCAAGCTGCGTAAAGCTGGCATGTGTACCGGCTGGCCGGATCTCGAAATCTTTTGTCCAGGTAAGCCGCCGGTGTTTATCGAGCTCAAAGTAGGCAAGAACACAATAACGGCAGCACAAAACAAAACGCTGCAAGCATTATCAACAGCTGGTTGTGTCACCGCTGTATGCAAGACGCTCGATGAAGTGCGCCAGGTGTTAGGTACAGTAGTGACGCTCAAGGATCATTCACAAACAGACAGTTTTTTATTTCAAGCAAGGAGGAATATTTATGGATCATAACATAGCGCAAGACTACGTAAATTATAGGATAGGGGAGGGATGGACGCTGCTGCAAATAGCCATGCTGCATAAGTTACCGGTGCAGTTGATGGAGCGGCCAAGCTTTTATTCAGAAGATTTCATCGTCGATCGTTTAGCGAGGGAACATGCACAACTCAATCGATAAGCATTTTACCGGTAGATTTGGTCAGCTGTTTGCCAGGTACAATAGCAGCGTTTGGCAGCGCTTTTTACTTAAATGGAAAAAAGTATTTACAAGATGAAAATTATTGATACCCTCGGTAATTACCGCGCCCGAGCAACTACACGTTATAATTACGTATATATTACAGTGTAATTACACGTATGTTGCATAAGGAAATTCCATACGATGTAACCTGGCTTGAGTCGCTATTTTTGCAAGCCGCAGCAACGGAGCGCAGACTGCCTCCGGCGATTGTCAAAAGAAAATTAGCCAGCTGGCCCGAGTACGAACAATCCTGGCACGCATACAATAGCGCAGCGTTTTCACCGAAAGCACCAAAAGCAACACCAAGAGATATTGACGACTACTTCTTGGCGCTCGATATATCCCTGGCATACTGCGACACAGAGCAGCGCCGGTTGATATGGGCGGTTAATTATTCTGCGGTGCTGCGTAATGGATACATTCGAGAACGTGGGCCAGCATGGGAAAAGCTTAGCAAGGTTAGCAAGGATCGTATCTCACCAAAGCGCGTCAAAGCAAATTACCTGGACGCAATCGTTAGACTTGCGTATCGCATGCAGCTGCAACCGGAAAGATTGACGCAAAAAGTTATTACAAAGTGATTGCACGAAAGCACGAAATATAGTACGCTTTCAGCTATAATTGCCAAGATCTTGCGATATTACTGCTAATATTGTGTCATGTGTCTGCCAAGACAATAGATGTAGGCGGTTAATTTTTTCATATCACTTTCTGATATTTTGCCAGGTGTAAGCCGCTCCACCGGTTTATGCCTGGTCAATTAGGTGGATCAATGTCACGGCTTATGAACATAGAATTAATGGAGAAGATCTGCGATCATTTACTCAGCGGCAAATCAATGCGCGAGATTGCAAAGATCGATGGATTTCCAAGCGATGATACAGTGTATCGATACATTCAGAAGAATGACGACGCGCACGAAATGTATACCAAAGCAAAAGCTATCCAGGGTGAACGCATCCAGGAAGAGATCGACGAGGTGCTTAACAAACCTTTACCGGTGGATCCAAAGCATATGATGGCAGAGGTACAGATGCGACGCTTAAAGGTAGATACATTGCAGAAACGGCACACACAGTTGCAGCCAAAGGGCATACGGAATAAGTCTGAGGATATGGCAGCACCAGGCATGAGCGGTACGATTACATTGTCCTGGGAGAAAGGCGACGTTGATATCAAAGCTGGTTGATTTCCGTTAGGCCATACTGACACTGCGTTCATTCGCACGCGCGAGTCCAGGGCGATATCGTTGTTTTGCGGTGATATTGCGGTGATAATGCTGCATCGTAGTTATTTTATTGGAAAGCGTGGGGGATGGTGGCTGTTACGCTGCATATCTGAGCATATACCGGCTGACCCTACCCCCGGCGACCACACCGCGCGCTGCATATACATATATAACCCAATCCGGACACAGACATTCACAATGAGGACTACATGGGTAAACGAAGTGAATTTGACCGGATACCGAGAGATTATTATCCGACACCTCCGTCAGCTATTAAACCATTGCTGCTGCACCTGGATAATGCGGATGTAAAGCTGTTTTGCGAGCCGTGTGCTGGCAATGGACAGTTGATTGATATGTTGGAGCTAGCCGGCCTTATGTGCTGCTACAAGAGCGATATAGAGCCGCGTAGATCCGATATACTTCAGCATGATGCGCTGGAGTTAGACGAGATGAAGATATTAGAGGCTGACGCTATAATTACGAACCCTCCCTGGCGACGTGATTTACTGCATCCTATGATCGAGTATTTCATGTCGCTTAAACCTACATGGCTGCTTTTTGATGCCGACTGGATGCACACTAAGCAAGCGAGAGAGTTAATAACCTATTGCCGGTTGATAGTGTCTGTGGGTCGTGTCAAGTGGATCCCGGATAGTAAGCATACCGGTAAAGACAATGTGTGCTGGTATTTATTCACCAAGTACATGCAGACAAAGCAAACAGAATTTATAGGCCGCCAATGAAAACCCTAGTTTTTGTCCTGGTCATTCTTAAAGGATCAGAAATCATGGAGGAGGCCGAGATCGGCAACTACCAAGATTGCAGCTGGCATATGTCCTTAATTAACAAGAAAGGCACAGGCAGTCCGTACAGCGCGTATTGCAAGCCAAAATTAAAGATGAATGTCGATAGAAATGGATAACGTAAACAGACCGCAGCATTACACCGATGGCGAGATAGAGTGCATAGATGCGCTGCGATCGATGTTGGGCGAGGACTTTGGCGCGTTTTGCCAGGGAACTATCGTGCAGTATCTGTGGCGCTATAAGCATAAGAATGGTGTCGAGGATCTCCGCAAAGCGGAGTGGTATTTAAACGCATTAATAAAATTTGAGGAGGACAAACATGCCCGGTGCTTACGGAAAATCCAAGGGTGCAATGCCAGCGAAGAAGAAATCGATCTTAACTGCTGGACAGAAGACCCTACCTAAAGACCTACAGAAAAAGATTGTTTCATCGAAGATGAAGAAAAAAGCATAGACGACACGCTATTTCAAAAAAAAGCTGCGTTCTTTGCCAAGAACGAAGAGAGAAAGCGGCTGCATAGAGATTTCATGCTGCGGCAGTTGCGGCGAGAGTATAAATATGGAAATAAAAATCCCATACGCACCGCGCACAGTGCAAAAGGAACTACACGATCAGCTAGACAAACATCGATGGGCGGTAGTAGTGATGCACCGGAGAGCCGGCAAGACAGTGATGGCGATTAATCATTTGTTGCGTGAGGCTATCTTATGCACGAAACCAAACCCACGATATGCGTATATAGCGCCAACGTATCGCCAGGCCAAACAAGTAGCCTGGGATTATCTAAAACAATTTGCGGTCAACATACCGATGGCGCGTTTTCACGAAACGGAACTGCGCTGCGATCTGCCTAATGGTGCAAGAATACAGCTGCTTGGATCCGAAAATCCAGCGTCCTTGCGTGGAATATACCTAGATATGGCTTGCCTAGACGAAATGGCGGATATGCCGGAGAACTTATTCCCGGAAGTCATACGACCAGCGTTATCGGATCGTGAGGGAAAAGCTTTATTTATTGGTACACCAAGAGGACACAATGCCTTTTTCGAACTATACGAGGCGGCCACCGCATCTAAGGATTGGTTCGCTGCCACGTACCCAGCGAGTGAAACCGGGATATTACCACCCACCGAACTGGAGTCGGCGCGGATTGGTATGTCAGAGGATCAGTATAACCAGGAATACGAATGTTCCTGGGTCGCTAACGTACCCGGATCTATCTTTGGAAAAGAGCTACAAAAAGCGTTCCAGGATGGGCGCATATCGAAAGTGCCGTATGATCCTAGCGTACGTGTGGACACTTTTTTTGATCTTGGTGTCGGCGATTCAACAGCGATTTGGTTTGTCCAGGTCGTAGGCCGGGCCGTACATTTTATAGATTATTACGAGGCAAGAGGTGAGGGATTGCCCCACTATGCCCGGATGTTGCAAGAACGTGAGTATCTCTATGATAGTCACTATGCACCGCACGATATAGAAGTTAGAGAGTTAGGATCCGGCAAGAGCAGACGTGAGATAGCCTGGGATCTAGGACTAAATTTTCGTGTTGTACCAAAGCTGCCTATCGATGATGGGATACACGCGGCGCAGCTGCTTATCGAGCGCTCCTGGTTTGACCGGGATAACTGCAAACACGGCCTTGAGGCATTACGACAATATCATCGTGTGTATAACGAGCGCACACGATCCTTTTCGACAACGATAAAACACGATTGGTCATCACATAGCGCGGATGCTTTTCGCTATGCAGCGATAGGATTGCGTGAAAATAAAAGACAATTTGCGCCAATGCAGCAAACGGCAATGAATGATTACCGCGTTTTATAGGAGATATTATGGGATTTTTTACAGATTTTTTTAACGCGATTAGCAATGTTAGCCAGGGCAAAGGAACAGACTTTGGCCGCCGTACCGGTGCAGCAATACAAGGTATGGCCGACAGTATGCGGTTTTCTGAGCCAACAAAAGTGGATAGTTTTCTTCTTGGCCCAGGGCAATCTGTAGATCCAAACAGAGATTATTTCGCCGAGGGTGTTGCAGCAAACAAAGCGGCTATGGACGCAATGGCTGATATGCGTGATCCAGGCGGAGAGCGTACTGATCCAAATACCGGTCGATCAGTTAGAGAAACAAGAGGACGTGAGGACAAAAGCACACGATCAACAATGACTGGCGGCGGCGGCGCTGGCGGATCCGGTACGGCAAGCGGCACGACAACACAATTAAAGCCACCGGTTGCACCAAAAACAATAGCAGAGGATCCAGCATCGTCCGGTGAATTAGAAGATGAGGCAATGGAAAGCGGCAAAAAAGGCCGTAAGGGAACAATCTTAACATCGTCACAAGGTTTATTAACGGATGCACCGGTGCGCGATAGGCGCAGATTGAAAGGTTTAATAAATTGAGAGTTAAGAGAACCAAGAATATTGCTGGCATGATGGGCCGTTTATCACCACAAGGCAAGACCGGCATATCGATGGCAATGGATATAGACCCTATGGAGCGTATGAAACAGCGGTTTGAGGGTCGTGCAAAAGGCGGAAAGCCTAAAGCTATGAAGCGCAAAACACTAATGACCGGAGGTTACTAATGGCTGCAAAAAAGGGTTTATATTACAACATTAACAGACGCAAGAAAGCTGGTACATCCAGGCCAAAAAGCGAGTCTACCATAACAGCAAAAGCCTATAAAAACATGCAAGCTGGTTTTCCGGATAGCAAGAAAAACAAGAAAAAAGCGTAATGGTCGCCAAGAAATACCAGAATCCAAAGGGCGGATTGAACGCAGCTGGTCGTAAATTTTTTAAACGCACTGAGGGCAGCAATTTAAAATCACCGCAGAAATCGGGAACGAGTGGTCGCCGCGTTAGTTTTGCCGCCAGATTTGCCGGCATGCGTGGCAAAATGAAAGATGAAAAAGGTCGTCCGACGCGCAAGGCACTAGCGCTAAAAGCCTGGGGATTTGGCAGCGTCGAGGCTGCACGAAACTTTGCCAAGCGCAATAAAAAGAGTTAGATATGGAACCATCGAAGTTAGTACAAATGCTGCACAAACGCTATGAAACACTAGCAACACAGCGCAGCAACATCGAGAATAGATGGCAAGAGGTTGCCGATTTTTTCTTACCCAGGAAAGCGGATATCATCAACAAACGCACACCGGGCGAGAGAAAAGATCAAAGAATATTCGACTCCACGGCGCAACATGCGGTCGAATTGCTAGCAGCAAACTTACACGGCACACTTACAAGTCCTAGCGTGCCGTGGTTTTCTATGCGGTATCGAAACAGAGATTTCCAGAAAGTCGATGCGTTGAACGAATGGTTAGAAACATGCACCGATATTATGTACCAGGAGTTAGAAAGATCGAACTTTCAGCAAGAAATACATGAATTATATTACGATCTAGTAGTTTTCGGAACGGCAGCGCTGGCGATCGAAAAAGAAATGGGCCAAGATATTCGGTTTTCTACCAGGCATATAGCAGAAATCTACATTGCCGAGAACCATGAGGGCCGTGTTGATACTGTCTATCGTAAGTACGAGCTAACCGCCAGGCAAGCCGAGCAAAAGTTTGGCAGAGAAAATCTATCGGAGAAAATACGTAAGTCGCTCGAGAACGATCCATTAGAAAAACATCCAATTATTAACGCTATTTATCCACGACAAGATGCTGGAGGATTAGCAAAAGCAGCAAAAGACAAGCCGTTTGCGTCTATTCACTACTGTTTCGACAGCAAAACACTGATGCAAGAAAGCGGTTTTGATAGTATGCCTATCGCAACACCACGATTTACTAAGGATAGCTCGAGTGTTTACGGACACTCTCCGGCGCACACAAGCCTTG